ATTTTAAGAACGACCCTCTCAGTCATCGCTGCGCGATGCCAGCTCCCCCGAAGGGGGAGCCAACACATCTGACAGGCGAGCAATCGCTGATTTGCAGGGGCCTTATTCGGAGCCACAATAGGCTCTCCCTTTGGGAGAGCTGTCTGCGAAAGCAGACTGAGAGGGCAAGCCCGCGAAAGGAGCAAATTATGAAATTGGAAAAGACCCCGGGCGGTTATGCCCTGTATAAAGAGAAAACCATCATTGGCACCTGCCAGGCCCGGCCCACGGAGCAGGGCGCGGACATCGCTGCCCTGACCATTGTGCCGGAATGGCGGCGCAAGGGCTACGGCTCCTACCTGTTAAAAGAGGTATTGCGCAGCCTGGGCGGCTATGACAAAGAGAGCGCCACGGTGTTCACGGCTCCTCTGCCTGCCGATGCGGGGGAGCGGGCCTTCTGGGCAAAGTTCGGTTTTGCGGCGGAGGGCAGCGGGCTGTGCCGCCGCCGCACCCCCGACCTGACGGCCGTGAAGCTTGTGCAGGACTTCCTCGCCGCGCGGCTGGCTGACCCCAGGCTCTGCATCGATGCCACCTGCGGCAACGGGGGCGACACGGCCTTTCTCTGCCGCCTTGTGGGCGAAGGGGGCCGGGTGCTGGGCTTTGACATCCAGCCTGAAGCCATTGCCTCCACCCGGCAGAACCTTGCACGGAAGGGCTTTGCGGCAGAGCTTCACTGCGACAGCCACGCCAACCTCTTACAATATGTACAGCCCGGCACCGTTGATGCCGTGATGTTCAACTTCGGCTGGCTGCCCGGTGCCGACCACGGGGTGTTCTCCCACGCCCAAAGCAGCATCCCGGCGCTGGAAGCTGCCCTCGAGGCCCTGCGGCCCGGCGGGGTGCTCAGCGCCATCCTGTACAGCGGCAAGGTCATCGGCTCCGACGAAAAGACCGAGATCCTCCAGTGGATGCGCTCCCGGCCCCTGAAACAGTGCACCGCCCTTGTCTGCGGCTTTGCCAATTGGGCCGATACCGCCCCCTTGCCCTGCTTCCTCCTGAAAAAATCGGAAATGTCAATAGTAAATGCGAAAAAAATATAAAAAAATATAATCAGGCTTCCCGCGCCAATTCTTCAAGGCATTCCGCGAACACGATTTCAGAGGTTTTCCAGCCCAATATTTCACGCGGATAATTGTTTATCCATGCTTCCGTTTCCTTGATGCTCGCCCGGCTTACCTTGTTGAAGTCGGTTCCTTTCGGGTACTTCCGCCGAATCATTTTGTTTGCACACTCATTTGACCCGCGTTCGCAACTTGTGTACGGGTGGCAATAATACATTTTGGTTCGTCTGCCTTTCCGTAGGATAGACCGTTCAAGGCTCTTCACGTCGGAGAACTCCCCGCCGTTGTCTACTGTGATTGTCTGGAACACGCGCGGAAACAGCGCCCCGAACCTCCGTTCAATACGGTTCAGGGCGCGAACTGTGCTGATTGCGGTTCGGTCGCGCATTTTCTCTATAATTTCTTTTCGCGTCAGGCGCTCCGTCATAACCAGCAAGGCGCATGAACCCTCTTTGCTTGAATATACGGTGTCCATTTCCCAATGCCCGAAAGTGATTCGCTGGTTAATCACTTCCGGGCGTTTTTCTATGCTCTCGCCCCGCGGGGCGCGTTTCGTCGTCTTTACCCGGTGATAGTGCCGCTTGCGATTCGGCTTCTCCGGCAAGTCCTTGTTCGTCAGGTTCAAGAAAACGCCCTTTTCAATGTAGCTGTAAAACGTGCTGACGCAAATAGAGGTTTTGAACGTCCGGCCCTCTAACTCTATGTCGGCAAGTGCCGCGGCGGGCGAACGGTCTTCTTCAATGACCTTGCGTTCCAAATAGTCGGCAAGTTCGCGGTCATTGCCGATTTTCAGCGGTGCGCCTTTTGCCGCGAGGTTTTCGCGGTATCTCCGTTCTGCTCCGTCCGGGTTGTATCGGTCTTCCGTAATCCATGTTGCACCGTCCAGCCACTCCCAACGGGAACGCTTGATTTCTCTGTAAATCGTGCTGACGTGAACGTGAAGTTCCGCCGCAATCTGCTTCGGCGTATCGCCGCGGTTCAAGCCGTATTCGATTTTCCGCCGATCTGTAAGCTGTAAATGACTGAAACAATGCCCCATGCTATAACCTCCCAATATGCGAAACCCGCCCAAACTATCAAGCTGGGCGGGTTTTGTTCCTCTTTTCAGCGGTTCCCCGCAAAAAGATTATAACAATACTTTTATACTAACGCAAGTATAAAAAACTATTGCTCATTTTCTGTCAGCCATTCCATAGATACACCAAGTATCTTCGCAAGCACCGCAAGTTCATAATCGGTCACAAAGCGGGTCCCGATTTCAATTCTGCTCACGCTGTCCCGCTCCATTGTAATTCCTGCAACTTGTAGACGCGCCGCAAGGTCTGTTTGCGTGATATTCAACCGGGCGCGTGCTTCTTTGACGCGATTTCCGCAAAGGTTCTTTCGCCCCTTGTAGTCGTATATTTTCAACCGCCGATTCCTCCTTTTGTGTTAAAGGTCTGCATTTTTCTTGACTTTAACACAATAAGCGTTGATAATTGTGTTAAAGGTCAGAATCCAGAAAAAGCAATGGTCCGGCCTTTGAAAATAACGCAAGCCGCCCGGACGCTGGGCGGCAGAACGGAGGATTCCACATGAAAAAGGTTCTATCTCTTGTCCTTGCGGCGACGTTTGCCGTGTCCCTCTCCGCCTGCGGCGGCGCTCTTGTCGATCTGGACACGCCCAAATCGGAGGAACTGACGGCGCAGTATGATTTTTACCCCGATGCCATGAACACCATTCGGGCAGATATGAAAATCACTCCCGAACAGGCCGATGAAGTCTTTATCATTCTGACTTCCTGCGGCCTTGATGGGAAGATTACAAGCATTTCCGAAAGCAATGGCGCGTATACCGTCTATTACGGCGGTTCGTCCCTCGACGTTGCACTTTCTGACGGTGCGGTTGAAGCCGTCTATTCCGGGCGTGATATGCTGTACCCCGAATATCACAAGCACAATGTCTTGATGGACTATGACTTGACCGTAAAGGACGTGAAAACGGGTTCCGGCGATAAAATCGGTGAATACGCCTATATCCGCATTACGAAAGCACAGCTTCAAGCCATTACGGAAGAAAACTACAAAGAATTCGTTGAAACCGTCGTCAAGGACAGCGGCTACAACTGGGTTGCAATTCTTTGTGATGACGGCACGGGTATTTGTTTCCCCGGTTCTATGTACTATGTCGGTACATACGGGAAGCAAGATACCGACGGTTCCATTCTTGAAGATTACGGCGCTATCACGCTGGACGAAAACGGCGGCTATACATACGAACAGTTCTGAACAGCAGGAAAGCAAAAGCGACGGGCGCAACGCCCGCCGCTTTCTTTATGCCTTTTCCTGCTCCGCGTCTGCCGCGGCCTGAACCTCTGCCGCGAACTGCTCCGGCGACAGTCCCAACACCGCCGCCGCCCGTTCGTCCATCAGCGATTCGATCATATCGTTTATGCTGTCAAACCCGCTTGCCTTTGCCGCTCTCTGATATACGGACTTTTTGCCTTTCTTTACATACGGGTAAATCCTGTCATAGTTTTTGCTGTTGTATTTCCGCTTCGCGTCTGTCGCGGCTTGCCCGCGTGGGTTTCCATATTTACTTGCCATTGTCACCACTCCTTTGCTTGTCCATTTTATCACGCTGTTTATACTAACGCAAGTATAAAAACGTACAATCTATCGTTAGTATATTTGTGCATCATTCCAGCTTGTATTTATACTAACGTTAGTATATAATCATAATCAGAAAGGGAAACCAAAGCCGCCCGGTTGTCGGGGCGTAGAGTTCGACAACAGCCAACCTTACGGGCTGACACGAAAAGGGAACCGACACGGCATACAATGACACTTCAACTTCTGGTTTTATATATGGGGGTAATCAATATGAAAAAGTTCGAGATCGGCAAGGAATATTTTGACCGTAGCGCCTGCAATCACGATTGCATTTTCACCATCAAGATTATCAAGCGCACCGAAAAGACGGTGACGTTCGAGCGTAACGGCAAGACCCGCCGCGCAAAGCTGTTCTTCGATGAACGCGGCGAATATATCATTCCCGAACGTTATTCTATGGCCCCGGTCTTCCGTGCTGAAAACGAGGTTCAGCCGGAAGAGGAACCCAGCGTCGAGGAAGCCGCCGTCGAAACGTCCTGCGGCGTTGAAATCGCCCAGCCCGCCGACGTGAACACCGTTGTTGTTATGGTGGGCCAGCGCGTCGAACGTATCTGCGGCGCTTGCTATCCTCCGCAGGGTGGAACCGTCATCGGCTTTGTTAGCCTGCCTGATACCCGTTTCTTTCACGGCGGCGTTTTCGCTATGGTCCTGTATGATGGCGCAAAGGTTCCTGAACGTGTCCGCCTGTCCGACATTCACCGCCGCGGGTGGCGCTCTCCCGGCGGCTCCCCGCTGGGCGTATTCGTGGCCTGATGCTTTACCGGGGCGGCGGTTTCCGCCGCTCTGTTTTTCGTGCCGCTGTATCTACCGCAACGGCGCAAAATTTTTCTGCTTTTTCGCATTTTCCCTATTGACTTTATACTAACGTTAGTATATAATAAGAGCATAAAGAAAGGGGGTGACAAGGTGAAGAAGAAAAAGAAAAAGCCCACGAAATCGCGGGTCGATGTTCGGACCATCGTGATAACCGCAATCGTGGACTTTCTGGTAGGGCTTGCGTTACTGATAATTGATAAGCTGACGTAAGCCGAAACCCCGTATTCTATGGGCGGGTTCACCGCCCACCCATAGAATACACTTTTTCTTCTGAACTGTCAACCATGCTTGAAAAACTCGGAATCTTCCTGATCGCTGTTGCCGTTGTGAAGCTGATTATCGCCGCCGCGGTCCATTACCGCCGCAAGAAAGGGGAATGAACATGAAAAGAACTGCAAACAAGTTCCAGCGGGCCTATATGGTCGCCAAAGCCCGCGTGCAGGAAGTCGAATCCCAGCAAGAAGCCATCGAAAAGAAGTTCATTGCCGACAAAGGCATTGTCAATCCCGACGGCTCCGTTCCCGAATTCCTTTACTGCATGGAGGATGACGCGGCCTTTGAAAAGGCGAACGACGAATGCGCCGCGCTGATTGTTTCCGCCGGGCTTGAAGAAGAACTGAACGCCGCCCGTTCCGTCCTGAAAGCGTCGGAAGATAGCTTGATTGCCTACGGTCTGTCCCTTGCTCCCGCTGGGGTCCGGGCCACGTTGGAAAAGGCCGTTCAGCACAACGCCGCAACCCGCGCAAAGGTCCTTGACCTCGCGTTCCGGCTTGACGTGTCCACGGTCAGCGCATAAGATGAAAGCGGGGGGGGGGGAACACCCCCCCCCCCCCCCCCACCAGAGAGAGTGGTAT